GTTTCATTATGCTTATCCTGTAAGTTCTTTATTGCTCCTTTAATTGCATCTTCCGCCAATACAGAGCAATGAATCTTTACTGGCGGTAATGCTAACTCTTCCACTATAGTTGTATTCTTAATATTTTGTGCTTCAGTTAATGTTTTACCTTTAAGCATTTCTGTTACTAATGATGATGATGCTATAGCACTTCCACAACCATAAGTTTTAAACTTAGCGTCTACAATTACGTCTTCAGATACTTTAATTTGCAACTTCATTACATCTCCACAAGCTGGTGCGCCAACCATCCCTGTTCCTACGTTAGGGTCAGATTTATCTAATGAGCCTACATTTCTAGGATTCTCGTAGTGGTCTAATACTTGTTTGCTGTAAGCCATTATTTTTCCTCTAATTCAATTAACATATCTATGTAGTGCCTTGCCTTTTGTAAGTCTTGTAAAGGCTTTCCTTTGTGCTTATACCTCGTAATATATTTCACCACATTTCCAGCCAAGTAAGACAGATTGTTTTTATTTATGTATTCAACAGGCTGGATAGCTAACTTACTGTAATGGTCGCCACCTACCTGTTCCCTTAGTGCACTTCCTTCATGATACTGATAATTCTCTAAGTCTATTTCCATAATTCCTCCTGCAATCGTTTATGTAATTCACGCTGTGTTCCATAGCGGTTTTCCCAAGTCTCTTTCCCAATCTGGTGTATCCCCATCTTGCCCTGATGGTGTGTATGACATAAAGGTATCATGTCTGCATCTTTCATACCCATACCAGTGTAGTCCCTAATATGGTGGATGTTGCATGGTGGTAAGTCATCTTCCTCACAATACCACCTACAAACTACACACCCAAATTCTACCATCTTTTGCATATGTAACTTTTCTGCTTTAGTAGCCATTAGATAATCCTACCTATCCATTTATGATTCTTAATAATCATCGGATGGATGCGAGGTTGGCCCTCTACAATTACTAATGAAGACATAACAAATCTATCCTTAAAGTTCTTAGCATACTCAAACGCTAACGATTGCTGGTTAGTTAAGCACCCAGTCTGAGCACCCCAAACAAGTTTGTCTGGATTGCTGTAATACTGAATACTAGACTTACTATGGTAATGACCCTGGACTGTATTAATGCCCATTCGTTGAGCCACCTGCAAAACATTAGCTGACATGCCATGAGTAAAGAAACATCTCTCACCATCAGATAAATTAATCGTTAAGTCATTAACCCAATTCCAATCTTTACCTACCTCCAGGAACTGGTTGTAAGACTTTAAAAAACCTTTTGGTAAACCATGCTTTAATGCTCTTCTAAAGACCAAGCTACTATGGTTACTATCTACTAAGGTCATCTTTGGAAAAATCTTTTCTAGCTTATGTATCTCAGCCTTAGCTAATTCTAACTCATCACCTGCACTTGGCAAGTCAGGATTAGAATCATGCATTGAGATAGCATGGCAATCAATTTCATCACCTATGTTTACTACCATGTCAAAGCCTTTGTAATGTTTCTTTAAGGCTTCTAGGAATGGTAAAGCACTCCGATGTTGGTAGGGACAATGCATGTCCCCGATTACCAACACTTTTTTATACCCAGCCACTAAGACTCATCCATGTTAAGCTTGTACCTATATAGGCCATTGCTTACATGCTCTCTGTCTACAGTAAAACCACCGAACCTTTCTTTTCTAAGATTTCTTATACCAGCAGATGCTGATGCTTCAGGAGCTCCAGTAACTTCTGAAACTTGACTTAACGTCTTCCATCTACCATCACTCATGCAATCATATATCCTTTGCATTTGTCCTGTTAGTCTATGTGAATCTCTCTTATGGTCATAAGTTGCACCATCAAACACTTCATTATCATATTTACGCATAATTTCCTCCGTCTAAGTTAAAACCTAAGTCTAAAGCAAAATGCTCCACCTTGGATAAGTAGTCTACAAACTCCTTAATGGTCAGCTTTGAGCTTGATGGTATAACCACCATTTCATCACCTAGCATATCTTGTTTGTAGGATAAAAATTTATACTTACATAGCTCGTGCATCTCACCTTCATCATACCCAAGGAAATCACCAAGCTCCTTTATAAGTTTCCAATACTTTCTGTTCTGCTGAACACTGCGGTTAAAGGCAAAAGGTTTAACCTCTACCTCCCAAGCATTAGATAAGTCTAACTCACCAATCTGCTTCCTTACGTGTTCCAACTCCTCTTCCGATGTCACTTTGTATCTTTTCATATCCCTCGCTCCTAAAAATATTACCTTCTTTAGATGTCGCTTTAAACTCTACGTCATCCCCAAATGTTTTCTTTACTTCTTTAATAAAGTCTTTAATCATCATTTCAACCACTCCGAGTAAGAGAATGTATCGGGATGAAAGTCAAATTTCCATTTAGCTTCTACGCCTTTACCATGTCTTTGTTTAACCAAATGCACAGAACATTTTGCAGAATCTAATATTGGGTTTGAGGTATCAGCTTCCCTGACAGCTTCCTCTCGCTCTTTGTTTCTATGAACAGACAATACATTATCAGCTAAGTTAGTTATGTTTGCACTTCCTGCAACATCTAGTTTTGTTGCATGTGTATAGTCAGATTGTGTTTTTCTGCTATGAGCAACTATAAATAAATGTATATTTAAGTCTCTTGATGCTACCGCTAAATCATCTAAAAACTTTTTCTGTCTGTTAAGGTCATCTTCATTAATACCGCACTTCATGAGTGAGTCAATTACCATAATCTTAACTCCAAGTTTTTCAGCACAGTAATAAATTACTTCAAGCACCTTTTTTGTTGAGGTTGAACCTTCAGGGTCATACAAATATAGATTACTTTCTAACTGCTGTAAGAAATCTAATATGTAGTCATCATTAGGTAACGCTTCTCCTGTTTGTTGGCACATTCTACCTAGTGTTGCTTTAGGTAACATCTCAAAAGAAGCAATCATAGTCTTTTCTTTTTTCATTAGATGCAATATTACTTGGTTAAGCCAGGCCGATTTTCCATGACCAGAAAAACCCGTAACAACTGTATTTTCGCCCATCCTCACTTTAAAATCGTTTTCAGTGTTAATGAAAGGTAAGGATAATCCACCTGTTAAATCTTCATGAAAATGCTTTTTAACATCCTCAAAATATTGAGTAGGTTTCTTTATCTTTAAATGCTCACCTGAATCTCTTGTTTCCATATAACCTGAAACTTCTTTGTCGGTTATAATTATATCTTCTAATGTTTGTGCGGTCATCTAACACCTCCTTTAATCCACTTACCATAAACCTCTTTATATTTAATTACTATAGCATCAATTCCTCTTTCTCTCAAATAAGACCGAGCTTTAAATGCTCCCTGAGCCCAAGGTGTTACTAAATAATCTTTAATTCCCCCTGATACTTTGTATACTGTATTCATAACATCTCCGAGTTGGTGGAGTGGGAGGGAGTTGCACCCTCGTCCAGTCTGCGAATTTAATTTTACAGCCTGTCAAAACTAATACCACCCCTATTTACATTTACTGTAGGCATCTCTTACGTTTCCTACAGCCTTTAATAATCTGTCATGTTCTTTATCGTTAAGTGGTTTACCTGCTCTTATATCTACGCTAGCCAAACCTATTAACAAAACCTCATCACGTATCATCTTCAATACTGCGAAAGGATTAAAGCTATGTTTCTCTGCCTGATACAATTTGTTATCAGGTAGTATGTCCTTCCAATCCAGTCCTGCACTCTCTAATATTGTTTTAACATCACAGCCAGCAAAGCAGTTAAGTAATATTCTATCACCATCGCCTTCCTTTATTCCTAGTGATGCACTTTTATCCTCGTGGGCTGGGCAACGACATGAATACTGTCCATTGCCCGTTTCACGAACTCCATCAAAGTGATTCAAGACCTCTTGGATTAGAATGGTATGTCAGCTCCTTCAACCCTTGCATTGTTAACATCAGGCTTATCCTGTGGTTCTGTCAGTCTACCGCTTAGGAATTTTAATCCCGACTTAGACTCTCTAATCCAACAAGCCATCCGCATTTCTTTACCACCTTCTAGTGTAATGTTTCCTGTGTAATCAGGTCTGGATTCATTATCACCCTTATCATTCTTAAATAGTGCAAAAGAATTTGTATTATCATATTGCTCAGCCATCTTTATTACCTCCGTTTTTAATGTCATTAATTAAACCTTCTACTTCTATGTCAAACTCTCTAACAGCTTTTTCAAGCTCAGCTATTAGCTTATCATCTTTTTCAACCTTTACGAATTTTAAACGTAAATCTTTTCCAAAGTCTGGATGGTAAGATGCAAAATAAGCATAATCACTTTCAGTACAAGCTATTTGCCATTGTACCTGATATTCATAGTTCTTTGGCATTTTATCTGATAAGAGATTCTTAGCGTGTGTAATGTGTGTAGGGCATTTGAGCTCTAACACAGCATTCTCACCTCTAATTAGTCCATCAGGGCTTGCACTTGTATTAACAATCTCAGGATGGTCAAAGCTACCACAAAGGGCAACATCTTTGCCTGTTATTGCTTCAAAGAGTTTACGAGCATGTGGTTCTTGCTCCACCCCATGTTGCATAGCCCTGTTCATGAAATTATCACTGGCAGATTTACCAGTCAATCTTTCAATAGCAAGTTCCATTCTGAGTCTAGTTTTATATGTTGACTCGCCATATTTAGTTTTCCTCATTAGG